CACTGGTACAAGGACTACAAGCAATACAAAGGATGCAACAACGCCGCCACCCGTGAAGAGGCCGCGAAGTGGCTAATTAAAGAAAACTACGCCACCGATCCCAACTACGCCGGCAAGCTGATTGCTCTGATGGATCAACACGCTGGAACAGACCCGCCGGTCAAACCACGCGAAAAAATCCTCAAAGTCCCCTACGAATACCAACTCGGCCCTGACGATGGAGCAACGGGTTATCGCCAGTGCTTTAGCTCCAGCTGCGCAATGGTTGCCCGCTACTACGGCAAAATATCCGGCGACTACGAGTACAACAAACTCCGCGCCCGCTTTGGTGATACCACCGATCCCAAAGCCCAACTTGCTGCCCTCAAGGCTCTGGGACTAACCGCCACCTTTGAAATGGATGGCACAGCCGAAGACCTCGAAAACGAGATTACCGCTGGCTGCCCCGTTCCAGTCGGCTGGCTCCACAAAGGCCCTGCCTCAGATCCTTCAGGCACAGGCCACTGGAGCGTCGTCATCGGTTTCACTCCAACCCACTACATCCATAACGACCCGAACGGCGAGGCCAACCTTGTCAGCGGCGGCTACGTCAGCCACAAAGGCGGCGCTGGGATCCCCTACTCCAAGAAAAACTGGCTTCCGCGCTGGCTGATCGACGGTTCAGATACCGGCTGGTATCTCAAAATCCGCGCCAAGTAACCATGGAACCCATCCAACACAGCACCGAGTCCCAGTTCCACAAGGCGGCCACCGACCAGTGGTTGGTTGACCGCTTCAACTCCGGCGACTATCGCGGTCTACTCGAAGCCGCCCTTGTCCTCAACACTTTGCACCAGCTGGAACGCACAAAGTCGGCCTGGGCCATCCGCGAAGCCGCGAACAACCTGACCGAACGTTTCGGCATGGACCGCGACTCAGCCTAAACAGCTACACCGCCCTGCTGGTAGTGCAAATACAATCCGGTGTACGTGGCATGGAGCGGGTGCTCTTTTTTGTCACGACCATCTGCAAAGTACAACTTCTCAAGAAAGTCAGTTCGAGCCTGATCCGCTTGAACACGCGCCCAAGCATCCTGCGCCCACTGGGCCGGCTGGGTCTTCATCTGTTTCTCCTGTAGTAGTTTTGCCCGTGTCCTAGCCGCTGCTCGCGGACACGTCCTGGAACGCACCAGCTTAGGTTTCCTAGCCACCGGCGGTGGCACCTCAATCTTCGATCCGGGCCACTTGTACTGCGCAATCTGCAGCGCCCGCTCCAGAGAATCCGCCCGCACAAGCTGCCTCAATCCTCCTCTGCCCGGCAACCAGATCAACAACTCAAAACTGGGCATCAATTCCAGGACCTGGGATAAGCCGGCTCCTCCACGCTGTGTACAAACACCGGGCTGGTGGTGCATTCCATCACAGCCTTCGCGGCAGCCACCGCCCGTTCATACGTGACCCAGCTGGAGGCATCATCCTTATTGGCCGTTAGCCCGATACCCGTCCCTGGCCCATATACCGCTGTCACCCAGCGATCCCCGGCCATCACCACATAGCGCGTCACAGCAACCTTGCTGACTACTGTGCAACCTTAATGGCTTTTCCTGATTCCCATCAGACTATGAACAAATCTGACTAAGCCTCATGCGTCTTGTTCTGACTCACCTGGCTGTTGCTTGGAGCGCATTCTTCCCTGCACCCGCCGCTGCACCGACTCCTTCCACGCTTCCTTATCCGCGTCCTCCGCTGATTTGTAATACGCCGGCAGAGCCTTTTCCAGTGCCTCGTACACCATTTCACGTAGCATCCCGGTCACCTTTTTACCTTCCCGCGACGCCAGCTCCTCGGCCAGCTTGTACCGGTTCATATCCAGCAACAGCTGGCAGTACACCTTCTGTCCGTGGCGCAGCGGCATGACCGACCCGTGTAATCTCTTACACAGTAGCATACTGCGACACACTAGACCTACCAGCGAACGTCCTGATCCACCCCCTTCCGCCACGCATTCGACTGCGCTCTCCGCGCTCCAGCCCTCTGCCTGGAACACCCCTGTCTAACCGCCCGCGCCCACTCCAAGAAATCGGCAGCCCTCTGCAAATCCGCCGTCTTGGCCTGGCGCACCTCCCTCATCAACCACTCCATCACCAGCTCCCTTCCCGTGCGGCTGCGACTCATGCGTCTAACTCTGAGACTCGCAAGATCGACTGCACGTACTGCTCAGGGCAAAGCTCCAGCGCCTTTTGCCGTGCGGTGAAGGCGTCTGGAGCGATAACAAAAATGTCGTGCATCGGGCCATGCCGCTGGTACAGCCGAACCCGATACTCGACATCGACTGTCACTTTGCCTGATCCCAGCTATCCCCGACCTTAGCCTCGGCAAGCGGCGGAATATCGCCCAGCCACATAGCTTCGGCCGCCTCCATCACCGACTGGAGCTGATTAGCCCAAGTTTCGGCATGTTCCTCTACGACGAGCAAGATAATTTCGTCATGCACCACGCCGGCCAACTGCACAATGTCTTCCCCATCGGCCCTAAGTAACGGCCACAATTTGCCGAGCGTATGTTTGAGCACGGCTGCACCAGCGCCTTGGATTGGGGTGTTACAGCGCGTGGTGAGTTTGTTGTGCTCTCCCGGTAAAAACCGCCGGAGCCCCGAAACACGGACCGCGACAAATGGATTCTTCGCAGGCGCATTAGCAAGTGCAGCATTTGAGCGCTGCCATTGGCTGATGCCTTTATATGCAGCATGGAACTTTTCGCGGACTTCCGCCGCCTCATCAAGATCCATCTGGATACCCATTCCTGCCGCATAATTCCTGAGCCCTCTTGCACCCGATCCATACAGCAATCCGAAGTTTGCGCTCTTACTAACCTGGCGCTGCTCCTTTGTAACCTCATCCTCACTGACCCCATAAATCTGCATCGCGGTAATCGTATGCAGGTCTTTTCCGTCCTGGAAGGCCCGAGTCATAAGCTCGTCTTGAGCTTCGGCAGCCGCCAACCGCAACTCCATCTGCGCAAAGTCCGCCACCACTAGCTTCCACCCGGCTGGAGCCTGCACACACGCCCTAAACCGCTGATCCCTCGGAATCTGCTGCAGGTTGGGACTCATGCAACTCATGCGCCCCGTATCAGCCCCAAGCTGCAAATAACTGGCCCGAATAAACCCATCATCCGCAACATTCTTCAGCAAAGTCTCAGCCATCTGGCGCCGCTTCTCTACACGCTTCCACCGCAAATAATCCGCAATAATCCTGTGGTCACCAATGTATTCCTGCAACGCAGATCGACTGGCACTCGGCTTATTAGTCTTCGGATCAATAGGCGCTTCACCCAGTAATGCCGAAAACTTCACCAGCAGCTGCGCCGGACTATTGAGATTGAACACCTGCGGATCAGGCTTTGTTTTCTTCTCACTCGGCTTTGTCTGGTACTTCAACCTGCCATCCGGCCCTCTAAACAACTTGAAACCAGGCGGAAGTGCGGCGTCAAAATCCTCAATGAACTTATCCCCAATCTCCCTGTGCTCAATATCCAAGTCCTCAATAAGCTGCTGGAGCGACTGCTTATTGAACGGCAACCCTGTACGCCACAACTGCGCCATTGCTGGAAGTGCGTTGCACTCCAGATACCACGCTGGAGCGAGCCCGCCAATCGCCATGCGCTCCATGACCTCACGCTCCAGCTCGGTCAACACCACCACGTCTTTGGCGGCATAGGCCAACTGGCTAGCAGTCAGATCGCCTGACCAGTCACTCCGCTGTTCTTCCTTGGAAATCTCTTGCTTGAGATACCGCTTCACCACGTACTGAAGACCGTGCTTCAGGTTGGGCATCCCATTGGTGAGAATCCGGCTAGCCAGCATGGTGCAGAGCACCTTGCCCGCCGGATAAATCTCGTACTCCTGCAGCCAGCCCAGATCGAACACCGCATTGTGGGCAATCCAGCGGCGCCCCACCTGGAAGAACTCCTCCAGTTCAATCCAGTCGTTGTCATCCAACTGAAAACAGTCGATGACTACCGGCGGCTTGCCGTAGGTCGCCAACTGGAGCAACCGAAGCCCCCCGAAAGTCGGCTGGAGCCCGGTCGTCTCCACGTCAAATGCCACAGTAGTGGCCCCCTCCAAAGTGGAGAGGTGCTCGATCCCAAGAAGGAAGTTCATGCCTGGTAGGGCGTTTACTGTGTCACTCTAGCACAGTGTCAACCTCCCGCACCGAGCACAACTCCGCCAGCGCCGTCCCAGCCTCTGGGATCCCCAGCAAACACCGATACTGCCACTGTATGCAGTTTCTGCATACGCCCCCATCCTCCAAAGGCGGGTACTTACGACGCATCTGCTCGCGCTGCCGATCTTCTTTACCAGCCGGAGTCTTCTTATAGCAGCGAAAACAGTACAGAGCACTTGCAATCGGCCTACCGCACTCAATACACTGCCGCCTATTAAGTGTCGTAGTTTTCATGAAAATTTCACATAAGAGTGCTTAACACTACGTTGCATCACAACTTTAACTTTGCCCTCTTCTGTATATGTCTGCTTAAACTTAACAGCATTAGGCGGCAACTCAAGTTCAACTGTGTGGAACTTATGCTTACACACACGACACCTTCTTTGCCTGGTAATTGTCTCCACAGTGTCATGACAACTGCGATAAGTACCAATCTGGGAAGACCCGCACTCAGGACACTGCATCAAACGCTGCCTCCGCAATAAACGGGAACTTATCTGTAAAAATCCTCATGCACTCCAGGGCAATCTGCTGGTGCTCCCACTGCGTCCCATTCGCTGTTCGCAAACAGATGTAGTGGATCCAACTGCGCAACGTCCCGTGCATATACAACGTGGTTGGCGTACACAGAGGCAAAATTCTCCGCGCCGTCTCCTTAGCAGCCCCACCCTCTAACAGCAGCTGGTACAACTTGTAGCTCTCGCTGATAAGTTGCCCACAGCGATCCTGCCAGTACCGCTGCACAAGCGGATCCACAGCATCAATACTGTTCTGCCGATTCTTCTGATCTTGCAGCCGCTGGTACGGCATTTCAGCAGGAACTGTTTTGGCGTAACGAGTAGAAAACTCCTGAAACGAAAAACTACGGTGCCGCAAAATCTGCGCCGCAATATCCCGTTCAGTATCAATCTTGACGCACAACGAAGCCATTTCAAACGGGCTCCAGTGCTCGTGCTTAATCAGGTAACTCAACAGCTTTGGAGCTGTCTGCATATTCCCAGCGTTGTCTGGATTAGACACGCGGGCCATCTGCACAATCAATTCTTGTGCAGCTGGTGTGCAATGCACAAAAGAAACGTTCATCGATCTTGGTAAGGAGCAGTCGCCAAAGTGTTAATCAGCCGGTTCAAGTACCAGCGAGCCTTCATGAAATCCTCAAGAGGATCCTTCTTAATCCACGCCCGACTGATGTACTTAATGACCTGCCAATGCAGGCCACCAACTACAGCATCAGGCGCGGGTCTCACCCAGTCCTCAATCACATCAATAACCTCAACTCGGCCATTGGTGTAATGACTGGGACTGTTGACGTTATCCGTCATCCTTTAGACCCCTGCACAGTTTTGTCGTTGAAGTAGCGCCCGGTCATTGAGTAGTCCTTCGCCGGCAACATCGACAGCCGATGGAACACAATCTGCGCAATCCGCATCCCCGGCCAGATCGGCACAGGGTGCATGACCCGCGCATTCTGCAGCTCCAGCGTCAACCTGCCGCAATACCCAGGATCGACATACCCTGCCAGCAAATGCTCAATCCCTTCCCTGGCCCGGCTGGACTTAAGCGCCAGCTGCCCGGCAATACAGTCCGGCAGCTTGAACTCCTCCAGCGTCTCGGCCAGCACAAACTCATGCGGCTGGAGCATGTACGGCTTGTCCTTACTGCACTCGGCAATCGAGTACGGCACCAAATCAGCCGTGGTCGGCAACTCAACCAGCAGACTGCTACCCAGTCGCACATCGAGACTCGCTGGATTCACCAGCGCATCATCAAAAGGAGTTACAAGACCCCGGCGAACCAGGGTCAGAATCTCCACGTCCGGGAGAACGGTCACGCAGCCACCTCAGTGTCCTGCTGGAGCACCACATGCGCCCACGTACGCCCGTGCTTGATGTTGTTGATGGTCGTCATGTGAACGCCAAACTCCGCAGCAATCTTGGCCGCAGACTTCCCACCAACTGCCAGCTGCTTTTTAATCTCCAGCACCTTGCCGGGCGTCAACGACGCAACACCCCGCTTACCCTTGCGGCTGGACTTACGAGTCTTACTTTGAGACTCCCCTTGGCGCTGGATCTTTTCACCTGTGGGCAGCGGAATGGTCTGCTTCGGCTGGCTGAGATCCAGTTCCACATGCTGCCCCTGCTGGAGCACAGCACGGGCTTCATCCAGCGCTTGGGTAATCAGCTGGAACTGGTGCGTCGAAAGAATGTGCATGTCCATTAGTTTGAACGGGTGCAGTGTAGTACAGAATCGCTGTTGTGGTCGTTCCACTCAGGCACGTAATGGCAGCTCATAAACTTGCCGTGACTGGGACATAGCTCTTGGGCTGTCCGAATGGCATGGCCGACGCTGTATGCCATTAAGTGCATCGGTGGCGCATGGGAAAACGCCACCTGATACAGCTGCAGCCGCTTCATCCGAAGCCCTCCAGCTCGGCAGCAATGTCGAGTAACCGCAAACGTGCTCGATTCCGCTCAGCGTCAATAAGCACAGGACCTGGGTCGTCAAGATCTGGCACTGGCACCACCTGATCCGCAGCAGCTCGCAGGGCGGCGGCAAGCGCTCCTCTAGCTTGGGCCTCCAGCGCCTGGCCGCTGACCACCAGAGAACGGTCGACGTCAACGGGCTTGGCCCATGCAGAAAACACTGCCTGCGCAGCGGGAGAGAGAGGTTTAATCATCGAGTTGCTCCGCTTCAATGTTTTGCTTCAAGATCCATGCCGTCAGCTCCGCGACTTCATCGTCAGTAACCAATCGCTCCAGTTCAAGCCGAACAATGCGATCGGGCTCAACAATTAAGCGAAGCCCTAAGACTCCTTTGCACTCAATGCCGAGAGCTACAAGCAGACCTCGGATTTCTTGACTGTGGCCTGTTAGGTACTTCATTCGGGCAGTTGCTCCAGTGCGCGGCGGATGGTGTCAAGGGAGTCCTTGGTGAGGATGGTTTCCCCAGTCATGTACCGCTCCAGTGCAGTTAGCGCCTGCTCCTTCAAGCTCGGCGGCTCGGGCTGAGCC